GCCGTCATGCGGCAACCCCGGCATTCATGAAGCGGGACAGGCGGGCGATGATGTCAGCGGGAAGGCCGGCGTTCGCACCGGGCACGCTTCCCACCCAGCGTTCGGTGCGGATTGTCTCGACTTCGGGTATCTCGACCGAACGGGACTTCTCCAGCGGGTCGATGGAAGCCTCGGAAAGCCGGATGCGCACCATGTCGGTGACGACGCCGACGAGGTTTGTCGGAACCTCATCAGCTTCGAAGCCGGCCTCATAGACGACGACAATCTCACGATTGCGCCACGTCGATTGCCGGCCATCGATCCACCGCTCCAGCAAGCCCGCTTCGCTGTCGAGCGCCCGATCATCGAGGGTGATGGCCTCGCCGCCGTCGGTGATGCTGATGATCTCGATGTCATGGCGACGGGAGAGCACCAGCACGTCGTAGTTGCTGGCGCTGAAGGTTTCCGTCAGGCGTTCCCGGCGAAGTGTCGGCTCGCCGCCCTTGCCTGCGACGATGCCACAAGCGTCGGTGATCTCGGCAGCGATGCGGAGGCCCAGCGCCTCCAGTTCATCGTCGCGGCTGTCGTCAGCCACGCCGGCAGCGGCCCGTAACGCCTCGATAGGCGCGAGCGCAAGGTCATCCGCTGGCGTGGTGACGATCAGCATCATCAGGCCACCGGACGGCTGTCGGCGTGGCCCTTGACCGCGACCGCACCGATCGCGACGGACGTGCCGCCGTTCTTGGTAGCGACGACGCGGACATAGCGCTTGTTGCCGACGTACCCGACCTTGTAGGAGCTATCCGCCTCTACGGAGGCCGGCAGGGTGTCGCCGGTGAGATCGCCGGTCACCGCGTCGGTGAAGTCGCCGTCGGTCGTGGTGTCCGACTCCTGCACCTTCACGGTGAAGTCGCCGTCCGACACAATAGCGCCCGTGTTGATGACGAAGGCCGCAGAGCCGAAGCCGGCCGTGTCGATCGTCTTGCCCTTGATGGTGGCGGACTGGACCGCCGGAGACAGCGCCAGGGCAACGCCAATGTTGTTTGCGAGATCGCGCATGATGAGGTTCCTTTCCCGGAGCGCGTTGCAGTCAGGGTGAAGCGCGGCCCCTTACGAGGTCGCGCACTTGAGCAGCTTGATCGCTTCGGATAGGACGACGCCGCCACCGACACGCCGACGGGCATGGAAACGGACCTTGCCCTGCGTGCGCTGGGTGTACGGGTCCATGAAGATGGACAGGCCGATGCGGTCGTAGATGCGATAGCCGCGCTTGAAGTCGCCGAAGGCGATAGGCTGGGCGGCGGCTCCAACATCGTCCATGTCAGGAGCCTCGATCACCGGGCGGCCAAGGATCGTCTCCGGTTCGCCGTCACGATAGGACGGCTGCCACAGGTAAACGCCGGTCGTGCCGTCTTTCAGTTTCCTGATCTGCGCCAGCGTCGAGGCGTTCATCATCCAGCTACCGGCTTGGCGATACGCCTTCGGGAAGCTGTAGAGGAACGAGATCAGGAGATCGGCGGGAGCCGTGCCCAGCGTCGAGGCGTTGCCCGTCGGCATCGTGACGAGGCCGGCATTGAGGAAGCCCTTCGGCTTCTTGATGCCGTCGCCGTTGATGAAGACCGCGCCTTCCATACGGCCGAATTCCTCGCCGATGTCGAAGGCGACTTCCGACTCGATGTTGACCGCGCTGTCTTCCAGCAGCTTCAGGCTGACATCGACATAGCAGGCCGCTTCGTGAACCGGGATTTCGATCTGCCCATAGGTCGAGCCGGTTTCTTCGCGATCCTCGGTTTCGCCGACCCACTTGCCGGTCGGGCGGCCGGTGCGCTTCGGCAGGATGACCTCGCCGGCAGAAGTCGAGCCGACGCGGGCCGCCTGTCGCATCGGCGAGATTTCGACGATGTTCTTGATGACCTCGGCCTGGAACTCACCGGGAGCGAGATAGCCGCCCTGCACGTCGTTGCTGACGACGAGGGCCTTGCGTTCTTCCTCGGGCAGCTTGTCGCCGATGCGAAGATAGTTGGCGAAGGCCTTCCGTTCCTCGGTCGGCTCCTTCTTGTCGTCCTCGACCGTGGCGGGCCGATTGACCTTGGCCTCGATCTTATCCAGCCGCTCGATCAGCTTCGGGTCAACGCCCTTGCCTTCGACCGCCTTCAGACGATCATCGACCGTCTTTTGCAGTTCCTCCAGCGACTTCGTGACGACGTTGATCGGATCTTCGTCGTCTTCGCCCTTGGTTACCAGTGTCGCGCTGGCAAGCAGCGCCGTCTTGTCAACGTGACGCATGTTTAGTTTCCTTTCGTGAGCGCGGCCGCCGCGCGGTTGATGGCCTCGGCAAGTCGGATGGCCTGGACTACCGACTTCGCGGTGGTGAACCGTGCGCCGGGATGCATGCCGATCGGGACAGCGCTGCACTCGATCAGCTCTGCCTGGCTGATAGTGCGGCCACCTCCCTTTCGGGGTTTGGCTTTCTTGGTGATGAAACCGATGGAGACGGCCTTCATGCCGCCGCTCTTGATCAGGGCATGGACCTCGCGGGCGAGCGCGACTTCCTCGATCAGAAGCTTGCCGGTCAGGTGAAGGCCTTCATCCGTATCGCGGGCTTCATGCCATGCGCCGATGGAGCTTTTCAGGTCGTGGCAGGCCAGCATCGGCAACGGCAGGTCGATAGCACCAAACGCGCCTTTCTCGATCACGTCGCCGACACGATCAGGATTGCCATAAGGCCACGCCAGGCACGAAACCGTACCGGCATCGTCGAAGGCAATCTTCGTGGTGTAGTAGAGCCGGTCCATCAGGAAGCCGCCTTTGCCGGTTCAGCCGGCTTCACTGTGATATTCGGGTTATCGTAGGAGCCGCCCTTGCCATCGGTGCGCGGCGGCAGGTCGAGCCAGTCGCGGCCCTCGTCGGCCGACAGGACTTCCGACGCCCGCAGGCTGTTGATGGCCGTGGCACGTTCGGTCAGGCTGGCGCGGGTGAGATCGTCACGGTCGAACCGGATGCGCGTCGTTGCCCGGTCATCCGGTGCGATCAGCGCGCGGGAAAGGCAGGACTCCAGCGAGCGAAGCCATGGCTCCAGCGAGAAAATCAGGAACTCGCGTGTCGCCTGCTCCATGTTGGACCACGTTTGCCGCGTCATTTCGTAGAGCAACCCCAGCGGGACACGGAAGGCGCGCGCGATTTCCTCGATCTGGAAACGGCGAAGCTCCAGAAACTGCGCGTCGGTCGACTTGAAGGTGAGCGGGTTGAAAACGCCGCCGTTGTAGAGCACGGCCGTCTTGCCGCTGTTCTCTCCACCCTCATGCGCCTGACGCCAGCCGGCCTTGATCCGGTCCAGAATGGGCTTGCTGAGATTGGCGCCGACCGGGAACTGGATCACGCCACCGGGCCGCGCGCCCTTCTTGAACAGGTTGCCCGCGTGCCGCTCCATCTCGGCCGCCACGCCGATTGCCACGGCCGCCAGCGTCACCGGGCATTTGTCGAAGGCGCTGCGCAGGTGGATCACGTCGTTCGCCGGGATGACGGTCCCGCCGCGCCGATAGGTCGGTTCGCCAGTCTCGGCATACTCGACAGTGATCGTGCCGGGTCGGTAGTGGATGATTTCGACCGGCTTTCCGTCACCGCGCCCGACCCAGGCCAGCCCGCCGGCATCGTTGGTGAGCGCCTGGGCGACGAGATCGCGGACGAACTCAAAACCGGATAGCCAGTCGTTCACGTCACCCAGGAGCAGCTTGGCGGCCGGCAAGTCAGGATCGGCGATCCATTGCTCGCCGTCCTTGCGCTCGACCATGATGTCCAGCGTTGCGGCAGCTTCGGAGATCGTGCGAACCGCCGCGCTGACGACAGGAACCCGGAGCGCGGCCGATGCGGTGACGGCGATGCTGCCCGCCGGGATGCCGGTGAACAGTTCGAACAGTTCGGGGTCGGGATCGGCGAGGGTCGCCGCCTTTTCCTCGATATGTCGCTTCGGCCAAAATCGCATGGGCCGAAATTACGCGCGCGGGCGAGCCGTTCCTACTTTGCAAACCCTTGCAAACGCTAGGTATTCATATGGTTTACGGGCTGAGGACGACGCATTTCGTCGGGCTGGTGATGGTGCAAATCTGTACCATCGAGAAAGGTCGGTACGAATGGCGTTCCAAGATGCGTCCAGATTTGGACGGATCACTCGCCCTACGGCGGGGCGAGTGAGGTATTCCACCAGTGGCGGAACATCGATCACGCCGCCGAGCGCAGCCAGTTCTCCAGTTCGGAGCGATAGGCGAAGTATCGACCCCCCGGCCGGGTGATCGGGCAGTCCGTTTCCGAGGCGAAGCGATAGACCGTAGCGACGGACACGCCGAGCGCCGCCGCTATGGCCGGTGCGCCCCATAGCTTTTCGGGTTTAATGATAGCGGGCATGGGATCGTTCATTCCGCCTCCCATGGAAACATATCCTCGCCGCCGTTGTGCAGCCGCGTGTGGTGCTGCCGGCAAAGCCAGCGGACCTCCAGCGGTTTTGAATAATCGTCGTGGTGACCGTCGACGGCCGGATCGCCGCAGACTTCACAGACGCCCTTGGCCAGTTCGCCGGTTTTCAGCGCCCGCTGCACCGCGAGGTGAGCGCGGTATCTGTCCGGATTGGCCCGCCGCCAGTCTGCCTGGCGCGTGTCGGTTTTCAGGTTGAGGCCGTCGCCAGATGGAACTGGTTCCGTACCGGTGGGGAATTTGTCTTCGCTCATCCGCCGAAGCTCCTGTCCACGGACTGGTTCCAAGCCCACTCGGCCGTCTTTTCCGAGCGGGAAACCGCATCGCCCGATTGCCGATCTATCCATCGCCATGCCTCCGCCATGGTCGCAAATGGTCCGGCGATATCGACTGTACCATGCGGCCCGCGATAGACGCCCCATGTCCCATCGGCATTGCGCTTCACTGTCATGCTGCGCCTCCCCTGAAACGGTATATTGGTGGGTCATTCGGCCCGCGACCGCCTGCATGGATGCATTCAATAAGGCCCTGCGTGCGCAAGGTATTCACCGCCGCCTTAAACCTCGGCAGCCCCCATTTAAGCGAAGCCGCCATCGCGTTCGCCAAAGCGAAATCGGCGGAACCAGCGTGGTATCGACGCAAAACGGCCAGCAGGAAAAACTCGTCCTGGTTCAACTCGTCCATCTCATTGACGGCCAAAATGACGCGCGGTCCGTATCCGAACCAGTTCTTGTCCTCGACTTCGTAGCCCCAGGCGGAGGCAACAATCTTGAGCACCTCGTCGGCAGGCAGCGGCTCGTAGTATGCAGACCGATTGTGTTCCATCGCCTTCTCCATAAGTTCCTCGATCCGATGGCAGTCGTGCGCCATCTTCATGCACTCCCGCCAAAGGGTATTGTTGCGCTGCCCGTCCGATACGCGGCCCCTCGGTCCGACATCGGCGAGGCTGCCCTGCCTGTCAGGGGAAGGTGAAGGATCGGGGGGAGAAGGGTGTTTGTTAGTATTGGTACCCCAGCCAGCATACCTTAGAACCGGCAGGCTATCGACATCGGCGAGGCTGCCCTGCACGAAGCGATAGCGCTGCTTCTGGGCAAACGACGGCGGGGCGACGACAAAGCCGCCGCCAAGAATGTCGATTGGCAGAGAGCGGTCAGGCCGCACCTTGCGGCGCTCGCCATTGTGGCGATACCACGCCTGATAGTTGCCGGAGCCGGACTGTACGATGATCGGTGTCTGGCCGTGTCGGTCGAGCGCGGCGGCCAGCACCTTTTCATCCGGCGTGTCCACGTCGAGAACGGTTATCTTGCGCCGCCCCGCACCGCAGGCAAAGCCGAGCTGTTCGGCGTTGCCATACTTGGGCACGAGGCTGGTGCTCGCCTTGATGCCCATCTTGAGATAGTGGCCGACGAGCGGCCTTTTGTCGGCTACGGGGAACGTAGCTATACCGGCTTCGGCAAACTGCGGTTGCCATTCCTCGAAGAGGCCCATCAGAACTCGCCTCCCGGCGCCGACGACGTTCCTGCCCTGATTTCAGCCAGCCGGTCGAAATACTCGCGTGCTGACTGCTCCTCGACCCTGGCAACGGCCAGTGCATCCTCGGGCAACAGGGCTTCGATGCTTCGT